TTATTTTCCAAATTATCCTCAATGATTATATCAGTTCTTTCACCACCTCTGATTGGTAGATCATCAAGAACACTTTTTGATTCCTGAACCTCTTCACCATCCACTTTAAATCCTGAGTCAACAATAACGGCAGTCGCAGTTACATTGTTAGACAACACACTTTCATAATATCTAAACTCAACAACAGCACCTGTCATATCGACAGCCTTATCTTGTTGATTCGAAGATATTTTAAACTTTTGAATATTTCCAGCTTGTGTCGGTGAGTTTGACATTATCCCTGTTTATATAAGAAACCCATGAGTTGAGATTTATAATAACTATTTACTACGTCTTTTGTAGACCCTCCCACTACTGCTGTAGCTCCACCACCTCCACCCGACTGAGGTTGTTGTTGTTGAGGTACTGGAACTGGAATCACACCACCACCTGATGATTGTGAGTCGTATGATGTTCTTCTCTCAATATCACGTGGTGATCTTTGTCCTTGAAGAGGTTGTGCAGGTGACAAATCTACCTTTTGAGTTTCACCATTTGGATCTAATTTACCAATACGAATATACTTTACGTAAGGCATTGGATCTTCATCTTTACCGTAACCACCAGTTCCTTCAGGACTTACCTCAAAGTGTAAGTGTTCATCTGTAGTTCCAGTATTCCCAATTTCACCGATTATCTGACCTTCATATTTTTCGCCTTTCTTGACCATGATACTTGCAAGGTGAGCAAATAAGAAGTCCTTTCCACCAGAAGTAATAATAACAGTCTTACCATATCCTGAGAAAGTGCCGGTGTCCGTAACAGTTCCACTTACTGCAAATGCTACATACCATCCTTTCTGTTTACTTGTACCAATATCAACACCAGCGTGATGCTTACCCCACCTATGCCCTCTTCCACTGGTCATCCCAACAGGTCCCTTACCTCTCCCAATACCTTCAAAATTACCAGTGTCTACGATATTTTTAAGACCTCCAGAGAACATAGAAACTTGTGGAGTTTCCTGAGTGGGAACAGGAGCACCAGTTTTCACGTCATAAGTGACATCACCAACAGTATAAGTTCCAGTATCCTGTATTTGTTTTGCTTGTGAGGACATCTGTGGTTGTGTTGTTGTCTTTTGTTCTACCGATTCTTCTTTTTTCTCTATTTGTTTCTTTGGTTCTTCTTTTTTCTTTCCCTCTTTCTTTTCGTCAGGTTTGGTTATCGCATCAAATAATGCCTTGGGAATTGTTGTAGCTAAAGAAAGAGGATTTATGAATATTAGAGGATCTATTAGTTCTTTACCAAATATTTTCCTCTTTGGGAGTGCCTTATAAAATTTCTTAAATATACCCTTTACCCAATCCATTGCAGCATTACCTGCTTTGGATAGTACATCACCAATCCACTGCAATCCAACTTCTCCAGCTTTCAACATAGATGTGAAATCTTGAGCTATTCTCCGTTTAACAGTATCAAAACCACCACCCATCGTGAGTTCATAAAGTAAATCACCACCATATTCTCCCAACAAACCTCCTATAATTGTACCCAATACAGGAATTGGAATCAGTGTTCCGAGTGCTTGACCCAGACCTGCACCAACTGATTTAAACAATGTTTGTGATACAGGTTCACCTGAAAGAGCACTAGTGATTGCGACAATCATTGGTCCCACAATGGGAATGTTTGTCTTTACAGCAGAAAGTTTTTTGAAAAGAGGTGCAGAAGACGCAACTTCTTGTGCTGTCTTTCGTCCAAATATTTTGGAAACGAAAGAAGAAACTTTACCAGATGTGTTGTATAAAGACTTTTGTGCTCCAGAAGGAAGAGGAACATTTGCAGTTCCAGTCTGAAGACTTGCACGAAGTTGATTTGTCCTTGCTGCAAGTGAACCAGGTCTCACAGTTGGTTGTGGACCTTTGACAGCTTTTCTTGCTTGTTCTAATTCAAATGTACTTGGAGTAACTGTTCTTGGTGTTCTAAATTGACTACCAGTACCTGTAGGTGCAGCTGCTCCAGATAATGAAGGTGCTGAGGGAGTTCTAATTCCCAATATATTCTTGACTTTATTAACAATACTAATACCTAAACTTTTAAATAAGGAAACTGTCTTACCACCAATACTCTTAAAACCACCTTTTATTGAATTACCAACTTTAGAAAATAATTTCTTAGAGAACCCTTTTAATATATTTTTGATACCATTGAGAGATTTACCATAACCTATGATTATACTTCTTAAAATTTTTGAAGTGTTCTGTAGATTATCACCACTTAGAAGATTTGTTATTTTGTCAATATTATTAAGGAGTCCTACAGCTGCTCCTCCCAATAAAATATTAGTTAAAAATCCAAGAGGGTCAAAGGCTCCATCAGAACCTAGTAATCACCTTTCACCAGGTTTTAATTTTCTCTTTCTCTCAGACTTTGCTTCCCTTCTTTCTCTTTTATTTTTATCTCTCTCTGACTTAAGATCATCAGAGACGTTTTCCTGACTTTTACTTTCAGCTTCACTAACAACCAATAAAGATTGTGTGGTTTTATTGATATTTTCTAGTTGTTTACTTAAACTTTCGAAAGAAACTTTGTCACTTGGTTGTGAATCAGATGATGATGTTTTATAAACGGATTGAGGGAGTTTGACAAGTGCAGATGAAGATATCTTTTTTCTTCCAGGTCTTACTCTTTCTTGTACTTTATCTGTGACTTTATTTTTTGCACTATCTACTACTTTATCTTTGACTTTATCTTTGGCCTTTCCTGTAACAAACTTTTTGGCAGTACTTGCAGCAGCCTTTTTACCAGCCCCTGCCATTAATCCTTTTGCAGCTCCTATGAGTAAAGGTATTGCCATCTACTTAACCCACTATATTATAGATTGATTTTACTACAATAAGATCAAAGTTATTGGTATCCTCCGCGGAGAAACCAGGAACTCTTTGTTGGGATCCAATAGAACCACTAGACTGTTGAGTTGCTCCTGTCGGAATAGGAAGAACTGTTGTTCCCCCTCCAGAAGATCCGTATGGTTGAACTCTACCACTCATAGTTGAACTTGAGGATTGAGATTTAGCAATTTCCGCGGATGGAGCAGATGACGATAGTGGTTTACCACCCATAATCTGTGTTCTACTTGACTTAAGGATTTGTTCTACTTGAGCAACAGTGTGAGCAGTTCGATTTCCCGAACCATACGCTGACATACCAGTGTCAGGATCAGGAATAGATGCAAATTCGAGAGACAATTCCTTCATCGCACCCTTCAGATCATTACTTTCTCCTCTTAAGAATGCACCAACTTTAGGTCTCTTTTGCATGATCAACGCTGTCCCAAGTTTATCTTGGTTGGCGGGAGAGAACATATCATTCCTACTTAGACCTGCGTACTTTACAGCTTCTGGCATTACAGGAGGAATAATTTGATATTTACCAGCAGCAAAAATACCATAGTCACTTATCTGGGGGTTGGCTTTATTCATAAGGTACTTTTGTCTATCCATAATCTCACCAATTGTCATATCAGTCAGATTCTTACCAATCTTTTTCATTGCATTGTGTGTACTTCCCACAATACGATCACCAATTGTACCTTGGTTCATAGAGTTATATCCACCCTCTCCCGAACCAATAAAGTCAAGAAGACTTCCTCCCCCAATCATACCACCACCAGCATAACCAAGTATTTTACCAAAGTTTGGTTTATTGTTACCACCCGCTGCAGCATTAGCGGCAAGAAGATTCATACCACCGTAGAGATCCACTGCTCTCTTACTCATCATAACTTCGCCAGGTTGAGCAGCGATCAGTTGAGTATCTTTTCCTAAACCTTGAATTCTTATACCAGTATTTGTATCGATGGCTCCTCCATCAATCATCGAGATGTCTCTTGCATTTACAACTTCACCACCACCTTCCTGTTTTTGTACCGCCCACTCTGGATATTCAAGTTTTTTTATATCTGGTATTGAGATTTTAGGAATTGTGGGAAGATTTATAGGGTCAAGACCTGGTAGTATATTTGTCAACGAATTTATAGTATTTTCAAACATATCAAATGCATCATTGAACCGATCAATTATAAAGTTGAAGGGAACGAGTACGACATCATTAACAAATCCTATAATATTGTTACCAACATCGATTAACATGTTGACAAAATCATATATTGGTCTGACAAGTTTACCAGGATCATTGACAATGTCGATCAAGAAAGTAACAAGACTACCCAATAAAATATTTTTAAAGAAGTTACCAATGATATCAAAAACATTACTAATTGGTTTTATTTTTTTCTCTACAGCTTTGGAAGTATCTTTATCAGTGTCTTCTAATTTTGCTTCTCTAGTTTCCCTCTTCTGTCTTTGTTCTTGACTTCTTATTCTCTTTGCAGTTTGTTCTTCCTTTTTTTGTCTTTGTTCGTCAAGTTTCAGAATACTCTCAAGATTATTTTCAATATTACTAAGAGTCCTTGACAGTGGTACTAACTCTTCCTGCCTGTCCTCTTCAATCTCAGACTTCACATCATTGGTCTTTGATGGTGGGAGTAAATTTTTTAAAACTGTTTTTCCTGCAGATGGAGTAGAAGACCTAGGTTTTCTTCCAACAAAGTTAGAGGTTTTAATTGTCCTCTTTGACTTTACACTGAAAGAACCAGATTGTTTCTGTGCTCTTCTAAATTCATTTTTTAAAAGTTCGTTATCTCCTTCTCTTTCTTCCTTTCCACCTCCCATTCTATCGGAGGCCATCTTCTCTTTGATAAGAGTTTTATATTCGTCATAATCTAATTCAGCTTCATAGTCTTCTAGACCGAGTAATTGAAGAATTCTTGGGTCAATATCTTCTTGCTTGGATTCTTTTTTCTTTTCTTTTAAATTCTTTCTGACAGCATCAACCGCCTTCTTAGTTTCCTGCTGTCTTTTCTTTTTCTCTTGTGCGTCTCTCTTTCTCGACTTCTCTAATTCTTTTAATAAATTATCTACGTCAAGAAAATTATCGTCACTCTCTTCTTCGTTTCTTATAGCATCGAGAAGAGCGTCAAGATCATCAGATACGTTTCCACCAGAAGCCTTCTTCAACTGATCGATTTGTTTATCAACAGCTGACTTCTTATTGGATTTTGACCTTCTGATCCTTTTAGCCATTTCGTGCCTTCATCTTTTGCTCTTCTTCCTCAAGATGATTTTGAAGTAATGCAACGTAGATGTCCCTCTCCCAAGGCATCATGTTTTCAATCTCTGTCAATGAATATTTATGGTACTGCATCATGGCAAAATTTAACCTGAAGTAGTTTTCCAGGTCCATATGTACCAAACCTATCCGAAAAAACTTGAGAGACCCTCCAGAACTACAGTGCTCTTCACTTTAGTAACAGGATTTCTAACTTCAATAGTGTGAGAAAGTTTTGGCATCGTCTCAAAGAACTTCTCAATCTGTTTGAATTGTGAAGAACTCATTTGTTCAAGAAACTCAATCACCTCTTTCTTACTGACATCATCTGTTGACCATACTTCTTCTTCATTATAAATCTTATCAACACATGTTGCAATCAGTTCAAAAGATTTATCTACATTATTATCTTCAAAATCAAAGTTGTTCTTAATGAATTGATCCAGAGAAGGATACTTCATCTCCATCATCAGATTATCATCAAGTTTGATCTGTTTAGAATGATTTTCATTCTCAACAACCTTGATATCCTCAAGATCAATCTTAACACTGATGGAAGTTTCACCGTCATCAGGTGCAATAATATTTACTTCTACTTCTTCTCCAACAGACTTTCCTCTAATATTAAGGAAAAGATATTCAATATCAAAGGTAGGAAGAGTTTCAACTTTGACACCTCTAGAGATAATACAATTTTTAATTACGGTCTTGATGGCGGTCGTAATATTTTTTGTATCTTCACTCTCAAGAGCAAGGACAAGGAGTTTTTCTTCTTTGACTAAGAAAGGTCTGAACTTAATAATCTGTTTTGTAGAAGGCAACTCAAGTTCATAAGTGGGAGTAGCAATCTTTGGTAAAGGCATGATATCTTATGATGATTTCAGTTAAAATATTTAGTTACGTTTTCTACGCTTTTTTGGTTGAGGAATACCAAGGTCATGTTCTGTCAAGACCTTGAATTGTACGCCATTATCTTTTGCAAACTCCGCCGCTGCCTCCCATTTTGCTTGATTGACTGCATAGGTTGTACATTCATTGATATATGACTTTGTAACCCGTGATGGTTTCTTTGGTTCTACACATTGTTTTGCTGGTTTGATTTCAATAATGTATCGACAAACTTTACCATCCTGATGTCTTATTTGTACAATACCATCAGGATAATATCTATGAACTCTTTTGTCAATTGGTGACACATAGGGAATTGAGAACTCTTCCGATGCATACTTTAGAACAGCATCGTTTATGTCGCACCACTTCAAGAAATGTAATTCCCAACTACTACGATACACTATGTTTCTGGCATCCCCCATGTATTTTTCGGGATGCTGTGGGTGGAATCTTCCTTGATGATACTTCGAACCCTTAGGCATCAGTTATACATAGTAATAGTAGAAGTAACTGTATTTAGATGGCAGGTCCAACGCCGAGGTCTTATAACACTTCTGAAATAAAGAGTAGACTTCTAAATGTAGCTACTCCCAATACTTATATGGTGAAATTTACACCACCTTCAGAAGTACAATCGTTAATGGCTGAACGTGGTGTAAATTATAGTACTAACGGTGAGACCTTTGAATTGGCTTGTTTGGGAATAAGCACTCCAGATACATCTTTCCTTACTCATTCTGTTCAAGCAGATTATCACGGTGTCACACAAGAAATACCATATCGTAGAGGATATTCTAATGAGATTGAACTTCGTTTTCTAGTTGATAACAACTATGACATCTTAGAATTTTTTGAGAGTTGGGTTGATTGGATGAGTGGTGTTGGTACAAGAGGAACTACTAATGATTTTAATTATGGTTCTATGAATTATAGAGCTTCATACTATAATGATTATATCACGGATTTATATCTAACAAAATTTGAAAAAGACGTATCAATCGACTCAAGAATAATAAATAGTCGTCAATCGAAAAAGGCTATTGAATATAGAATGATCCAAGCATATCCAAAAGCAATAAATAGTATGGAGTTAGGATATGGTCCAGCAAGTGGACCACTTGAACTATCAGTTACTTTTGGTTATACCAGATATACACAAAAAAGAATCACAGTCTAACAATGAAATCCTTTAAAGAATTTCTCTCCGAAGATGCTGCTTCAGCAACACAGTCTACCATTTCTGGAGGTAAAACTGGTGGTTATTCTGACGTTGAAACTTATCAAACAGATAGAGGATTCCAAAAAAGACCAAAGACTGGTATTGGTGGAAGATTAAAACAATTTGCGAAGGACAGGATGAAACCTTCGACAGAACCTGATAGATCAGGTCCAGAACCTGATAGATCAGGTCCAGGACAACAACCCGACAGAAAACCACAACCTTACAGAAGTTCTGCACCTCAACGTTCTCAAAGTGCTCTTCCTCCAGGTAAAGAACGTCCTGCACTTCCTGCAAGTAAGGATTCAATGGTAGCACAAAGAACTGCTGCAGCAAAACAACCACCTCAACATCAACAAATCTCTGCAAGACCAGCTTCAACTGCTATGGCTGGTAGTAGACAAAGACCAGCAATCAGACCTGGTGCTCAACAAAGACAGTTACCCTCTGGCCAAAGTTCAATAACCAAGAGAGACACTAGTACTCCAGATCGTAGACCTGATATTCAGGGTGTAAATGTGAGAGATGTCACTCAACGTCCGAAGGCGTTACCCTCTGGACAAAAACAACTTCCACAATCACAACAAAAGGCACTTCCACCAGCAAAACAAAGACAGTTAAGGGCTGCTAATGGATGAAGAACAAGAGGAGTATCTGAATAGTACGGTCAATCGATTTAGTGAGGACGAAGTAAATCGTATCAAGACTCTTACAGATGAAGATGATATGATGTTAGAGATCATCGAAAAACTTCAAACAGAAGTTGAAATAGTTCCTGATGTGGGTAAATATTTCACTTTTATATACTCAGCAAAGACTCCAAGAATTGAATATGATAGGTTTCCTCTAGTGGCGGTGACAGGGATATTCAGGTGGGGTTTTAGAGGATTGAATTATCATTGGGGAGACTTCAGAAACTATACTTGGGAAGAATTACAGAGTAATCTATACAAAATATATCCTATGGAATTGAAAACCTTAAGATCAATTCCATATCAGAGTTTTACAATAAATAACTAAAACCGTTAAAGTATAATGAGCGAGGTAAAGGCTACAGTAGTCTGGCAGGGAATGACAGTAGATAGTTATACCGATATGAAAACTGGTGAAATGGAACTCTATGTTCCAGGTGGATTCCCAGGTACAAATCTCCTCGCAACATCAACTCCCAGTAATGGTTCAACTGAGTGGGTAGTCAATAACGAAAATTTATTCAGAAATTCATATAATAATAGTCAAAGAAATAATAATAAACCTGTTTTAACTCAAGAAGAATTTAACAAAACATTTGATACTCAAGGTACAACTGCATTTAACAATGTAAGAAGTGATGTACTATCTAATGATGACAATTATGTTGCAGCACAAATACCCTCAGAAGATGTTGGGTCATTAAAACAAGGTCATTTTTCAAATAACATACCAGGTGTACGAGATCCTGTGACAGGAGTCGTTGTCAATTCTGATGGAACAGTTCCAAGTGAATCAACTCAAACAGGTGTTCCTGGTAAAGAACCACCTACTGGAGATACCACTGCTTTAGCTCCTGGTCAAGCAGCCTCATCGGACGAGAGTAGTTCTACTCCAGTCCAGAGTGGAGCTAATGCAACTGCAGAAACTAGTGGAGGGGATGACGAAAATCCCATTTTTACAACATCTGGGAGCACCGAAATCCTCAGATATCCAGAGGGTGAACCCCCTTCAGGAATAAAATACGATTATATCTCAATACAAGCATTTCAATATAAACCACCAGGAATTCAAGTCCAGGGTTTATACAATGAATCCGAAAGAACTGGAGAACAATTTGAAACTATTATATTACCGATGCAACCTTCGATAACAGAACAAAATGGTGTAAGTTATGGTCAAGACTCTGCAAACTATCTACAATTAATAGGTGGTCAAGCAGCAATAGGGGGGATAATGGGATTGAGTGAGTTTAATTTAAATACTATTAAAGAAGCAGCTAAAGGTTTGGTAGAAGGTGTAACAGATGTGTTGCAAGATGGTGCCACTAAACAGTATGTGGCTGCATACTTTGCAGGTCAGGCAGTTGGTAGTAACCTCATTGGAAGATCTACTGGTAATATTGTCAACCCAAACCTTGAACTTTTATTCAATGGTCCTGGTCTTAGAACTTTCAATTTCAGTTTCCCCTTAACACCTCGTTCGGATACTGAAACCATCACCATTAGAAAAATGATAAGGGCATTTAAAAGAAACATGGCTCCACAGATATCATCTTCTAGAGCCTTTCTAGCAAGTCCAAGAGTTTTTAAGTTGAAGTACATCTTTAAAGATAATACAGAAAACGATACATCACATCCATTTCTAAATAAATTTAAATTGTGTATGTTGTCAAACTTTAAAGTTGATTATACACCAGATAATTCATATATGACTTTTGATGATGGTGGAATGACAAGGTACAACATTGATATGACTTTCCAGGAAATTGTACCTAATTATGCTGATGAGTATCCATTAAACGAAAACAACATGGGGTTCTAAATGGCTCAAAAATATTTCAGAAACATTCCAAACTTTGAGTACGTCAATAGAACTTCAGACGCACAAAATATCTCTGACTACACTCAAGTAAAAAATCTTTTTAAGAGAGCAAAGTTAAGAGAAGATATTTTTCAGGACCTAAACTTTTTCACAAAGTATAGAGTGCTTGGTGATGACAGACCAGACAATGTAGCAAAAAAGGTCTATGGTGACTCTAACTTAGATTGGGTTGTCATGTTATGCAATAATATTGTTAACTTAGAAAATGAATGGCCCCTGTCTCAAGATTCATTTAATAAGTATCTTCTTGATAAGTATGGTTCTTATTCTGAGATTAATGCAACAAAACACTTTGAAACATCTGAGATAAAAGATAGTCAGAACAGAGTGATTGTACCAAAAGGTTTGGAAGTTCCCGAAACATTTAGTATAACCTTCTACGACATCGGTCTTAAACAGACTATCACTAGATCTGGTGTTACACCAGTTTCAAACTTCGATTATGAGACGGAATTAAATGACGATAAGAGAAATATATTCGTTCTGAAAGGATCTTATCTTGGTATAGTTCTTGATGACATTGAAGAGATCATGCCATATACTCCTGGTTCAACTCAGTATGTAAATGACCGTCTTGTACGGGGTGAGAACATCAGATTGTACGAATAAAAAAAGTAAAGGGGCCAAAAAAAGCCCCAGGATTTTTTTCGAGCCTTTTTTTAATCAAAGGCCGATTTTAGTTCAGGACTCAGCCAATTTCGAAAAATAGCTCATTGGGTCCTCGTCATCGTCTCCCTCACTGTCAGAAGAATCAGAAGAGTTGAAGCTAGAAGTTGACTTGGAAGATTGATAGGAGTCTTCAAGTTTTCGCATGACTTCTTCTTCAGAGACAGTTTTGCGTTCAGTTGCTGCGTAGTTATCATACTCAGTTTCTTCCTCTACAGTTGCTCGACGTGTGGACTTGTTACCCAGAACATAATCAAGACGCTTCTTCAGTTCATCATAGGACTTGAACTGATCGGGTGCAGTGAAGGCAGTCAATGAATACTGCTTCTTCCAGATCGCTTCCATTGCATCATCGTCATCCAGAAGAGGACTAGGACGATCGAACTCAGAACTATCATAGTTCCAGTAACCAGCAACTTTCTTCAGTTTAAGTTTGAAGTTAGCACCTTGCCAGAAGTCAAAGGGATTGATAGGAGTTTCATCTTCGAATTCAGGTTGCATTGCTTCCATGATCTTGTCGAAGATCTTCTTACCAAACTTATAGAGGAAAACTTTTCCTTCGTTCTGAGGATTGGCGGGATCCTTCACAACGTAGATGTTTGCGTAGAACGACAGTTTACGCTTTTGTTTACGAACAGTTTCCTTGTCTGCTTCGTTACCAGTGTTCCAGAGTTCACGATTCAGTTCACCGATAGGATCCTTACCACCGATAGTAGTCAGGGAGTTCTCGATGTACCAACCACCAGGACCTTGGAAGGCGTGTGA